TAAAATAACATCACATTCATTATCTTTATCAAACACTATAGCTATATTAGTATCATTATCTGTCAAATAAGAACTAATAAAATTACTAGGAGTATTCTTTTTTCCACCAATACCAAATATTGGAAGAAGAAATAATGTAGTATATGTTATTTTCAGATTATTTTCTTTTATATATTCTCTTCTTCTATTTCCCACACATCTTTTTGTTTATATTCTATTAATTTAGGAATTTCAAATCCGTCTAATTCATTTAATATATATAAACATTTATAATTTTTATAGAATTCCTCTATTCCTTTATATTCACCAAAATAAGCAATATATTCATTAAATATACTATTTCTTAAAGAATTATCTTTAGGTAATATAGTATTATTAAAATATGATTCACCTTTTCCTGGTATACCTTTAATATTATCGGCAGTATCACCAGTACACATACTACGCCAAAAATATATTTCTTCTTCTTCTTTAGTTGTATTAGTAATAGTCCAAAGTCTATAATTTAAACAAATTCCTTCTAAATTAATCATATCTTTATCAGGACTAGCTATAATACAATTTTCTGTATTTTTTTGTATAATTCTTACAACATCATCTGCTTCTAATCCTGGATAACTAAAAGCATTATATTTTTTAATTAGATAACTTTGTATCTCTGTAAAATACATTGGTTTTTCTAATTTCTTCCTATGTTGTTTATATTCAGGATATATATTATATCTAAAACATCTACTAGTTGTTAAGACACATAGATATTTATCAGCTTTAGATTTTAATAATATATTTCCTATTATAGAATCCACTTGTTTCTTACAAGTTTTAAGAGTTTTTTTCTCTCTTTTTTTAGAAGCACAAGCAATATATACAATAGAATCTGCGTCTATTATTACACTACATGCCATCTGGTAGAATTATTTTAGATTGATTATTCAGTATTTTTACAATACCGTTGGCAACTCCCCTTGGATTTTCTAAATAATCTGGAATATTAGCTATAATTCTAGTACCTTTAGCTATTGAATATTCATTATTTCTAGGAATATCTATAGATTTTCCATTTCTAATGTGATATTTCACCATCTCTGGATGTCTTATCACTTTGTATAGATTTTTCATTATCTTTTGGTTTTCTATTAAGCCTTTCCAAAGCTGTTTTATTATCATGGCAAATATTACAAACACATTGTAATCCATCTACTTCACAAAATAAATTTTTACAAAATTCAGGTAAATCCTCAAATTTAGTAAGTGTTCCTACTGGAATTATGTGATCAATAGATACTTCTTTATCTGGAAAGTAATTTCCGCAAAGATTACAAAGATATTCATATTTTTGTCTTTTATTTAGACCTTTATAAGGTCTTCTTGATTTTATTCTACATTGATTAATTGGAGGCCACCAACGCGACAATTCTCTTAATTTACTTCTAATTAAACTAAAAAATTGTGCATTAGTGTACATCCCTCCTCCAAATGGTCTTTCAACTTCTTTTTTCTTTCTTTCTTTTTTCAAGTTTTATTCTTTTTAAAAAATATTTCTTATATTCTTCATTTAAATCCAAAGAATTTTCATCAAAATATTTTAAAATATTTTCAATATGAGAAATATCTAAATCTTTTAATAATATCCACTTAGTTTTTCTAAGTTTTTTACCTTTTTCATCATAATTATTTCCCCAAAAATGAATTTCTTCAAATTTAAGTATTTCTTCCATTATTAAAAAATCAACTTCTTCCACTATCCAGTACCAACCATCACTTATCATATTTAAATTTATAAGAGCTTGTGTAAGTCTTAAATCTGGATTGTTAGTCCAATATAGTTTTAATTGTTTTTTATTAATTTTTTCATAATCGATATTAAAACTATATAAAAATTTATCTAAATGTTTTAATACAATTGGTATTCTTTTAGGATCTCTCATTTCTTTTGTTCTTTTACAACATAAACACCTGATGTATCTGTTGTTATTACTTGTCCTTTTTTAATTTCAGGAGATATGATTTCATTTATGAATTTCTCATAATCAACTCCTGATTCAAATATTAATGTAATCTGATTCATATTTTAATTTGCTTTAATTTACTTATATAATTTTTATCCGTAAAATAATGAATTCTTTTTAAGAAATCTAAATAATTCTCTTTAAAATTCCAATGTTTCATTTCCCATTCATGATAATAATGAATACATTCCTTATAAGATTTAAAACTAATTATTTTACCATTTAACATGAATCCAAATAGATTATGTTGTTTAATACAAGCTGATGATTTCCACCAACCCGTTTCTAATATTCCTATTCTTAGTACTACTTCTGGAAAATATATATTTTGTGATATTAATTCTTCTTTAATGCATTGAGTTGTTAATTCACAATCTTTATCTTCTTTAAAAGCAAATAAAGTTAATAATCCCCATAACATAAACATACATAACACTAATGCTAAGAGAAATTCTACAATTTTACCTAATTTCATAATTTTTTATTATATTTTCTTTATTTTTCATTTATTTTCAAAATCATTTTAATATATTAATAGTATTATTTAATTCTGTATTAAACATTTTATTTTATTATTAATTATTATTTTAGCATCTTCTAAACTATTATTTACTAAATAATCACTTAAATCCTTAGCATCATCTATATAAAAATAATCAAGATTATATTTTCTCACCAGACTATTAGTAGATTTAATTCCTTGTTCATCATTATCATAATTCACAATTATTTTATTAAATCTCTTATATAATTTATTAAGAAATTCATACTCTAATTTATTAGCTTCTCCTTGCAAACTAATTGCTGGATAACCAATTAAATTATAACACATACAATCTTTTAGAGATTTAGTTAATATTAAGATATCTCCAAGCCAAGGTAATTGATCATATCCTTCTATATCATCAGAACTCCCTCCACTGAATAGCCATTTATATTTTTTATCAGCTAAAGGAAAGTATATTTTATAAGAAATCTCTCCTCCTGGTTTTATAAATTTATAAGCATATATTGGATTACTTTCTTTATAAGAGAATTCAATAGGAAATTCTCTATTTTTCGTATAAAGAAATACTTTTTGACAAGGAACCACATTATATTGATTTAATAAATCAAGTGTGATGTAATATTTTCCCCAATAATTATTATCAATTAAATTCCATTCTCTAGGAGAAATATGAATTATTGCTTTATTATGTTTAATTAAGCCATCAGAGACATTTTCCATTCCTAATGGATATTGTCCCTTCAAATCAGCATAAGATACTTTAAAAAGCTTAAAATCACATGAAATTATATTCAATGCTTCTTTGAATAAAACATTATATTTTTTCATAACATATTCTATAGAAGAATAATGCTCTCCTGAACCAAAATCTTTATATGCTAATCTATTATTAGATTTAATATAAATATAACAACTAGGATTTCTATCTTTCCTTAATTCTGAACAAAATTTTTTATTGATTTCTTGAAAATTAGAACAATATTTTCTAAATATGTCTTCATCAGATATATATTTTTCTATAAATTCTAAATTTATAATTGGATGTATATTATCCGCATTAAACATGTTAATATTATTAAAAATAATAGGCTTGACGATCTTTCATTGTTTATCTCCTAGTAGGGCAATTATACAACTCACACTTAGCTTATTCCTGATACGTTGGTTAAACCAACGCGAAAAGCACCTATTATTTAATTACTTATAATTAGAATGGAAGATCACTACCTTCAGCTCCATTAGGTTCTACTTTAGGTACCACATTCACTTTCTCATTATAATATTTGTTATTCTCATCCCAAACAAGAATATTACTACCAAAAGGAGCTGTAGAATATAATTCTGTTACTCGTCCAATAGTTCCATCTTGTTTAATGTATTCTTTAGAACTAAACAAAGCTTCAATGGATTTATTACACACCATTGATTTTTTAAGTTGAGCTACTAAATTAACAAGTGTATCTGCTTTTAAACAAGCATTTTGTTGTTCTACTGTATATCCAAAAGACATTAAAATACCTTTTAGAAATTTAGCACTTACTTTCCAAGCACTTGTTTGTTTCCCTTCTTTTACTTCTGTATTAAGATACAATTTCCTACTAACAGATTTTTGTCCTTTAGAATTAATTGTATGTAATTGAATACAAGGACTTCCATTTGGCACATCTTGTATTACAACATCTGTAATTTTTACATCTTTCTCAACACCTGGCTGTTGGTAATTTCCAACTTTTTTAACCTCAATATCAGAGGCATCAAACATTCCCATATATTTTATTATTTATTATTTTATTAATTAATTTTAGTAGTTTCTGGTACTACTTCACCAATATTGTAAGCATCTATACATTCACTCACAAATCCTAAATCATTTGGAATTTCTAATGTGTTAAACATTCCTACAGGTGATTTAGCAGGATATTGTCCATCATTATTAGTTACAAATGTATAGTTCATTTTATTATCTGCACCTTTACTTACATTAGTATAAAGAATCACTGAAAATAATCCTTCTAATGAAATATAATCATCTACCATTTTACCAGCAGTTTTCATTTTCATACTTCCAGATGAACTAACTTCTGGGTGCCATAGAAAATATATTTTTAAATCTGGTCTACAAGTTCTAGAAGCTTCTAGAATTTTAGCCATATTTACTCCCAAATCAGCAAATTTATTATATCCTGGCTCTTTCGCTCTTCGCATAAACTCGAATGCCATAATAAATTGACTATCATCTACAACAATATTAGTAATATCTGTACGGCTTGTAGAGATATACTCAATTGATTTAGCTATTGTAGAAGCATCTGATGCTTCTAGATAGTTTCCTTTCTCACTAATCTTACCTTTATAAAGATTTCTCCATCCTTTAAATGGTAGATCTTTATTAGCAACATTAATAATAACAGTGGTCTTAGGATCAAGTCCTTGGATATTTAATTCTGGTATCCTACCATAGCTAGTTGATTTTCCTGTTCCACTAGCTCCAACAATTGCAATTGCACTCACTACTCTTATTTATTATTTAATTTATTTATTTTTTCCACATATTCATCATTTATATCTTGAGGATATGGAAGTTCCTCAAAACTACCTGCTTCTGGTATAAAAAGAAGTCCTATTGAAAGTCCATCTCTAGAAAGTCTATTTTTAATTATTTTTAATAATCTAAATCTTTCTAATAAATTATATTTAGCTCCTTTAAAATTAATATTATACCCTAAAGAAGTTTCCATATCTAATTTATAAGCATTCATAACTCCTAATACTATATCAGCATCTGTATAAGGATTTCTTGAGTCCTTAAAATCAGTTTGTTGTGGACTGTGATCTGCTCCTTTAAATTTTAATCTTTCAATAGAACTAAGTCCATCATTAAATTGTTGAAGAAACATAATTGTCATTCCAAATAAATTTCTAAGTTTTACAGAATACTCAGATAATTTATCTAGATTTTCTTTTAATGTAAATCCACGCTCTAAATGCAACAGAGCTATATGATCAACTATGATAATATTATATTCCTTATCATTATACAATTCAAAAGATGTTATTCTTTGTTTTTCTATACCGTTTTCATCTAAATAAGGTTCATAATTAAATTTTCCTTTTTTAGCCATGAAATCCCAAGCAGATTTATAAATACCAGTTGGATTAATAGAATCCCATACCCAATTAATTTTACTCCATAATAATTCTAAATCGGGAAGTGTATTATTTACAATTTCCAATTCATTCTTATCAAGTCTAAAATCACCAAGTCCTTTTATTTTCTCAGGAGAAATAATAATATCATATTTCTGATGTATTAAAACACTAAGCCAATTAGCTTTTTTACTAACTTCATTAATTTCTAATGAATAGTAAAATATATTAATTGGCATTTTTTGTCTCTCAGCATCTTCAATAGCATTAATTAACATATAGTCAACTAATGTAGTTTTACCACTTCCGCTACTTCCTCCTAATAAATAATAACAAGATCTTTGTAATCCAAATATATATTTATTTATTCTTTCAAACCCGTTAGACAATCCCTGATATTGTCCTTTAAGCCCATCATTAATTCTTTCTTCAAATGTTTTCATATAGCTGTATGTTCATCTCTGTCAGATGTATTAACATCTTCTATTTCATTAGCCTCTTCAACATATGCTTCCCAGTTTCTTTGATGTAAAAATGCAGGAAGAGCTTGTATAAATTCTAAAGAGTTTCCATCCTTTTTATCCTTGATATATAATTTAATACATTTAAGTATTAAGTTATGTTTATCAATATCCTTTCTTATAGTATCTTTATACAGCTTCCTGCATCTATTCATATCCGTATGAAGTATTCTTCTTGCCCCAAAGGCATTCTTAATACTTTTTGGATATGTATTCTTTAATTCCTCAAATAATTTATCAAAATCTACATCTTTTATAAATTCTTCTTCAAACGATTTTGTTAATTTTAATGAATTAAATGTTACTTTGTCATCATTTAAAGGAAATAGATATTCTTTATCTATTAAATTTTGATAAAACTGATAATTTATTTGTCTGGATATCGCATATTCTTCTAATAATTTCTTATTATTAGTATATATACAATATAATACAAAATATTCATCAAATGTTAAATCAGAACTTAATAAATTAGAAATATCAATAATTAATTCCTTCATTCTTCATTATTATTTTAATATCCTCAACTAAAAGATTTTCTTCATCTAGTTGAATTATTCTTTGTTTTGTCACTTTTACACCAAATTCTATTAATAAATCATCACACAATTTTATATAATTAGTATATTTACATTCATTTCTATCCTCTAATATTCTTATATATAGATTCAATTCATCATTTGATGCTGTTTTCATAAATTTAAAATAATTCTAATTGTTTATCTATAATATTATTTATTTCTTTATAACATTCATTAATATAAAATTGATAATTAATATTATAATCTTCTATATTTTGTTGAATATATTTATTAAATATTGTAACCTGATATCCCTTATTAATAACTTCATTACTGCCTTTAGAATATTTCTTAATAAATGTAGCTCCTGGTTTAGATATATAATATCTAGTGTTTTTTTGTTGTCTAATTACTTTATCATATCCTAACATATTATCTTTATCATAAGCTAATTCATGAGTTTCTCCATAATCATCTCCTTTAAACTTCTGTCTGCCACAAAAATCATATATATTTTTATAAGAATAAATTGTTTGTTCTACAGAAATATTATTTACAAAATATTCTTGTAAAGCTAAAGGAATAACTCTAAATGAATTATCTTTATGATAAGCTGGTTCAGATCCTACAACTTTATCAACTTCAAATCTTCCTTTATTTTTAATTTTTCCGAAAGTAGTTACAGCAATATAATTATTTACGTCTCCTATAATCATTTTAGAATATTCAACATATTCCAAAGTTAATTTAGTAAGTTTTTCCCATTCTTTACAAATTTGATAATAATCTTCTAAATATCTTCTATGAAATTTAATTGTTATACCATCAGTATTTACTTGTAATATTTGTAAATCAAAAGTGTTAACTAATTGTTCACAAAGCATAGCTATAGATAACTGCCCTGCTAAAGTAATACTCATTGTAAATTTAGGATCATATAAAAAACTAAATTCATCATTAGATTTACCATAAATACTATTAGCAGCAAGCTTAAATCCATCAGAAAGTGTCATATTTTTGGCTTTTTTAGCTTCAATACGTTTATCTACAAGAGATTTATATACATTTACAAAAATCTCTCCTAAATGTTCGGGATATAAATTATTTTGAATAGATAAATTTGGATATAATGAGCTAACATCTGCATCTATAATAATAAATTCTTCATTTGATTCATAAATTCCTGGTTTTATACAACCATGTATTCCTCCTAATCCAAAATCATATTTAAATCCTTCATAAATAACTGATTTTTCAATAGAATTTTTAGTTTCTTTAATAATTAAATGTTTAAAAAAATCTAATAACTCATTAAATTCTACACTTTTAAATTTAATATAC